TGACCCGCTGGACGTGGTTTCTTAGCTCGATAACAGCGGCCCACTTTCAGTTCTTCGATGCTCATTGCTCGGCTCCTTGGCGTAACTGGGCGGCGAACTCAGCAGGAGTAGCTATACCGTTGTTGTCCATTTCCCTGAGATACAATTCCACACCCTGCGCCTTCAGTTCTGCCATGAAAGAATTGGTAGCCGGGATTTCCATATGGGATGCCAAAACCTCCAAAGCCAGCCCTGCAAACTCTTCTTTGGTGCCATCCTCGTAAGCAATCCCATCGACCGTGTGCAAATGACCATGGTTGTAACCAGCGGCGTAAACTTGTTCACATGCCGCAATAACACCTGATATTTCTGCTGCCATTGCGTGGAACTTGTTGTGAGCTAGTTTTATTGCATCATCGGCCTGTTTTAGTGACGCCATCGCTTTCTGGTTATCGGCGTTAGCTGAAGCCAATTGCTGAACCAGTTCTGAGTATGTTGGTTTCATTTCTTCAATTCTCCCCATTGCTCGATCAGTTGATCCCTGGCTAATTTTTCGCTGCCAACGTGGTAGCTTTTTCTGATGCCGTGATGATCAGCAGGGCATTTAACAGTGACGAATCTGATCGCCGATCCCGTTCCCCGCCACAGCCACTCAGCAGACATTCCGCACGAAGGGCACTTTAGATTTATGGCGTTAGTCATGCTGCTGCACTGTCCGCGGATTTATCATCAGCATCCGGCTGGTGGTCGTCTGGATCAGATGATGGCGCATTCTCATAGCGGAACTCTTGCAGAATGGATGCCATTTCGGCCTGTAATGCTGGTGGCACAGTGAACGTCATCCCGTCATCACGGTTGTCCTGGCAGGTCGACAGTAACTCGAGAAAACGTCTCGCCTTTCCTGCGTTGAATTGAGGTTTCGCAATGCTCTTGGTCACTTTCTTTTTCCCAGCTGCCTCAGCTTTTTTCATCAAACGAGAGGCTTCACGATCGGCATATACGCCGTGCTCGCGGGAAATACCGATCGCTATGGCGTAGTTCATAGAGCCAGCCCGGACCAGGCTTTTTATATACGGGGTGCATTCGTGAAGCTGTAAGTGCTGGAGAATGTCAGATTCAGAGCGTTTAACCTTCACAGCGATTTCAGAAGGACTCCACCCCTGATTCTGAAGACGGTGATAAGCGGCACCACGTTCGAGGGGAGTCAGCGCCAGCCCCTGCGAACTGGTGACCATGAATGCAATTTTATCGGCTTCGGAGCCTGTAAAATCTTTGCACTCAAGGCGAACAATCTCATGCCCCATCGCAACCGCAGCCAGCGCACCATGATAGCGGTGGTGACCATCTATCACCTTCACGCCCTGTTCGGTGACTTCGACGGCCAGTGGCGGGATGTATTCTCCGGCAATGAAAGCATCACGGAATTCGATCACATGCGCCTGGTTAAGCTCGCGAACGTTATAGCCGTCTTCGGCGTAAATCTTATCCAGAGGGACGTTGTAGGTTTTGCGGGTAGTTAACCCTGCATCTTTATCGTTATAGAGCTGGCCTAAGCTAGGCATGATGCCTCCTTCAAATAGTAGGGGAGTGCTTTGCTATGCGCCCACAGTGCAGGCGCATAAAACAACACACGAGGTGTTTAGGGTTAGATAGAGCCTTCGTAAATCGGCAGTTCTTCGCCGAGCTGGCTTTCCATATCAGTGACGATCTCCTGGAAAGCATGCTCAACAACTTTTTTCGGTTCGATCAGCTCGTACCAGAGAACTAACTGACCGTCGCGGAGGCGGTAGCGAATACGGGCATCGACCTGGTACGGCGCGCCGTTGTGGAAAGGTGAGATAGCCAGGCTGATTTTTTCAGGCATCTTGGTGTTACCTGAGCCAGATTTTTCATCGCTGAACTGGAACTGGCAGGTACCATCGGAAAGGCGCTTAACAGACTTAAACTCAGATTTGCGAGTTTCCTGGAACGCCAGCACCATTTCGAGCAACTCGGTACCAGACGGGCCAGCGTAACCTTCACCGACCGGCGCAACATTTTTGATGTTGTTCTCCAGAAATTCTGCGAAGTTAATCTGGTCCATTTTGCTGCCATCGTTAGCGGCCCACGCTTTCCAGTCATCGGAGAACGGGCAGTCGTAAACAGCTTTGTGCGCACCCCATGCCGCATTGTTTGCGTTCTGGTGAAAATCCAGCACTGCAACGATGCGAGTTTTCGTTTTATCGGCAAACACCACGGTTCGCTCGTCCCGGAAACGCTGGATATAAGCGATCAGTGAACCCGGAGAAATAAGACTGACGTTCTGACGGATGCGGGAAGGGGCAAGCTGAAGGTGTTCCAGAGAACTTACTTCGTAGCCTTCCGGCACAACAACGGACGGGATGTCGGTTTTGGTTAACAGCGTGGACGCCGCCAGATCACGAATTTCTTGTACGGCTGAGCCTTCAATTTGAGACATTGAATATTTCCTTTTTGCGGTTGGTGTTTAAGTCGGGGAATTACTGGGCCAGCTTAATTGGCGCTGGTTGAGCTGGCTGCTCAATAACTTTTAAATCGAGCTGAGTTTGAGCCGGGTCATCACGCAGAAGATCGCCATCAGCGGTAGAGAACATGATGGTATCGGCGCGGTCCAGCTCAGGAATATTGCGGGTTACCTTTGGCGTAACCTTCATGGTGTTTTCGTCGCGGGTGTTCAGCATCGAACAATTAAGCGTGAGCGTTACAGCTCCTTTCTTTCCGGTTTCACGGACGGCTTTAATTACTTCTGCCAGCGCGTCAGTTAATTCGGCATCGAGTGTGCCTTTATTAATGTAAGCAAGCTGCTGAGAGAATGGCGTAGTGTTTTTATTTTCAGACATAAACGACTCCAGGTTGTAGGTTTCGGATTGCGTACAGCCTGGGTGACAACTGGCCCACGCATCAGATCGCCTTTGGGTAAATAAACGTTACGTAAATCCATGGGTGATACCTTTGATAGGGTGTCCGTCAGGAGTTGAACCCGACTCGGGGAGGGAAGCCAGATCGATACCGAAAGCGGACACATAGAAGAAAAAGGGCGGCTACCCGTCAGAACATTGTCGCCTTCCTCCGGTTAGTTGGTTGAAGACCAGATAGCAGCCAAATTGGTTGGTTACGCGATGAATTCGATAGTATCTACGAGTGCATAGAAGTTCAGACAATAGCCCAGCGTTTCGCAGTACCCAAAGCCAGTCAATTCCGTATGTCCTTCGTGGTCAGGAGCTGCAAACTCGACGTCGTCAAGATCGGCCTCGTACACATGGCCCATCAGTGATGTGATGCGGACCTTCGGGCGAACTACACGAAGGTGGAAACGAGAACTTTCTTCCGCGCCAATTGCATCGATCGCGTCATAGCGCCACTGGTCAGCCGCCGCTTCAGCGTCGTCTGCGCTACGTGAATCATGGAAGGGGAAATATTTAACTTCGGTGTTACCGTTCAGAACTACCGCAAAGCATGCTGACATGATTTAAACCTCATTCATTAACGGCACATTGCCGAGATATTGTTGAAATACTTTGTAGTGCAGCGCCGGGTGCTTATCTTCCGGTTGCTGTCATGGCAGCTGCAATTCACCGCACTACAAAGTACTTCGCCACACTCTCGCAGTGGCCGCGCTCATGCCCTTGAGTCTCTGCCGCTCATCGCCGCTCATTACCGGTGCGCGTCTGGCGCTCGCGCTGCTTTACCGGCATGCCCTTTTCCTCGATTAACCCTAACCAGCGGTATGTCGCAGTTCGGACCTGCGTCTGGCTCTCTCATGGAGACTCGGGGCCGCATCACTACTGCGGCTCATACGAGCGGTCTATCCGCTTTACTGCTTCATTGGAATCACCCCTCTAAGTTGAATCAGCGCCAACTCTCTGCCAGTGTTGCCCGTTCTCACGCCGTTCTCGCTCCCGCGCGGGGATACTCTCTCACCGACCGGATCGCGCCCGGTGATACAGCACATTTTTGTGTTGGGGTCTAAACAGGTCATTGACGCTGTAAGTGTTCACATTGTTAAAGAGCGGCATAGGGCTTAATCAGCGAATCATCCCGATCTTCATACGCCTCGGGCGGCTACTTCGTGGGCGTCCTGCCTGCTCGCTTGCTTAGATAAAATCTAACTTAACTTAGTTTTGCGGTCAAGAAAAAACACCAAACTAAACTTAGATTGGTGTTAGAGGGGAATCATGGAAGGGTTAGATCTCGTATTGAACGCCTTTAACGACGCCAATGATGATGCAGTTACCGTTGATAGGTATATTTGGATAACGGGGATTAAGAGGTACTAAAAACTTTTGCGGCCCATCAATAACAAGCTTCTTAACGGTGGCTTCATTGGTCCCGTCAATACGAGCAACAACAATCTTGCCATGCAACGCCTCTGCATCAGGATCAACGATAACGGTTGAACCTTCTGGAATTGTCGGTAACCCATTCGGGTTAGTCATTGAGTCCCCTTTAACTTCCAAGGCAAAGGAGTTATCGCCAATTCTCAGGGATGTTTCCACCCATTTATCGGCATCAATGAATCTCTCTGTAGGTTTAGTCTCAGTGAAGCACCCAGCCTGAACCCAGGAAAGGACTGGTATTTTACGCATGTTTGTAATTAGCCTGCCTTCAAACTCAGTCCCATACAGTATGTAGTCCATGGACGTATTGAAGAACTTAGCCAGTTTTGACAAGGCCTCTCCGCTGGGCAGGTTCAAATCCTTTTCCCAGTAACCTACTGCAACATCGCTTACTCCACAGAACTTACCTAAATCTTTTTGAGAAGTTCTGGTGATTTTTCTTAACGATTTAATCCGCTGGCCAACAGTTTCCATTTTTCATCCCGAGACAATTCATTACTAAGTTATCTTAGTTTTTGTTGACCAAAGTTAGATTGGTGTTTAGTATCTAATAAAACTTAGCTTGGAGGGCGGCATGACAACCGACGACATTGAGAAGTATTTCGGCAGCGCAGAAAAGGTTGCTGCTTTTTTTAGCATCACAAGTGAAGCCGTATATCAATGGCGAAACAGACCTGGTCGGCTAATTCCCAAAGGTCGCGCTGCTGAAGCAGCTTATCGGACCGGAGGAAAATTAGTTTTTTGCCCTGCTCTTTACGAAAAGAGTAATCAATCAACGTTAAAAAAATAACCACAGAGTCAAGAGGTTAACCGTGGGTAACGAACCTGAGTGGAAAGTAGAACGCCAACCAGCATGGCTGGTGGCTGCTATCCGAAAAACCATTGCGGCATTGCCTGGTGGTTACGCCGAAGCGGCTGAAATCATTGATACAACACAGGATGCTCTCTTCAACCGTTTGCGTGCTGGTGGTGATCAAATCTTCCCTATGGGCTGGGCTATGGTGCTGCAAAAGGCTGCTGGCGTGAGCTATGTCGCTGATGCGTTTTCACGGCAGACAGATAACGGGATTCATATTCCCGGTGCTGCGCCTGATTCAGAGAACCAGGAGATCGGCTTAAAGCTCGCCGAGCTGGTGGGCCATTTGGGGGATTTGGTCAATGCCTATCGACACTATATCGACGATGGGGTGGTTGATAAAACCGAATGGGCCAGCCTGAACGACATAGCCTACGAGTTCAGGGTGACGCTCATGACATTTCTAAACCTGATTTCGCGTGTTTATTGCATTCCTGAACCGGATGACGACGCGAACTGAATAGGTAATTGCCCAATGCGCTAACCGCGCCGGAGGGCCAATGCACCACAACGAATTTAACTACATAGCCCTACCTGCGTCTTTTTCACGTGAGGACGGGCCATGGATACGAGAGAAGCTGGCAACACTGCCCGTAGGAGTACGGGAAAAAATCGCTTTAGCGTACTCGCAAGCGTGGCAAGAGGCGTTTGATACAGAACCGGTTTCATTCCGGAAAGATAACGCAGCCAGGCGAACGGCTAACCGCCGTTTACGTGAGTTTTGCACGAGGTATACCCCGGCAGTACAGGGATATACGTCGCTCCCACCAAGGGTTTGATTTTTTAGTCTTGGGTTTGGGGGAAAGGGGGCGGTGTTGGGTTTAGCCCGAAGGGCTGGAACAGCTTTACCAGAAGAAGCAGATCTAACAGATAGATCACTGCATGGGGTTAAAAACGTCGCTTGGAAATCCAGACGTTTAGCCATCCAAAGGAGTTGAAAGATGAACTGTTCAGACGTTAACGAAAAATGGGCTCCAGTGCCGGTAGCGCTTTACGCAAAAGCATACGAAGTGAGTTCACTGGGACGTGTACGCAGCATCCCACGTCTTGCCAATTCTGAATATTTTATTCGCCATATTCACGGCGGCTTCCTGAAAGGCCGCGAGCGCAAAGACGGAACCAAAACCGTTACGTTGTCAGTTCAGCGCCAGCGCACCAAATTTGTGATTGCCGACCTGGTCGCCATGGCGTTTGGGGAGGCATCAGCTAATGCTTAACATCCAACCCCGCGAAAAACAGATCGTTGCGTTGAATATGCTGCGCGGCGCTTGGAAGAAAAATAACTCATTCATGCTGTATGCCCCGGTTGGGTTTGGGAAAACGGCGATTGCTGCACTGATTGCTGACGGCTTTGTCAGTCGTCAGATGCGCGTAATGTTTGTGGCCCCGTATACCGTTCTGTTGGACCAGACAGCGGCGCGATTCATGGAATACGGCCTTCCTGGCGAAGAGATCAGTTACGTCTGGCGGGATCATCCGTCATACAACCCGACTGCGCTGATTCAGATTGCCAGCGCCGATACGCTTATTCGTCGGGAGTTCCCTGACAACATCGATTTGCTGATTGTCGACGAAGCCCACCTGAAACGTAAAAAGCTGCTGGAAGTCATCGACAATCTGACGCGCAACACCGCAACGAAAGTGATCGGTCTTTCCGGTACGCCGTTCGCGAAATTCCTGGGCAATTACTACCAGCGCCTCATCAAACCAACGACGATGAAAGAGCTGATCGCTATCGGGGCGCTGAGCAAGTATGAGTTTTATGCTCCCTCACACCCCGATCTGACTGGAGTCGAAACGTCATACGTCTCTGGTTATGGCAGCGACTACAAAGAAGGCCAGCTCAGCAAAGTCATGAGCGAAGCCAAGCTGGTTGGCGACATCGTTAAGAACTGGCTTGAGAACGGGGAAGACCGCCCAACGATCTGTTTCTGTGTTGATGTAGCCCATGCGAACTACGTCACGATGGAGTTTTCCCGCGCCGGGGTAACCGTTGAAGTCATGACGGCAAGCACACCCCATGAAGAACGCCAGTTGGTGATCCGACGATTCGAACAGGGCATTACCAAAATAATCGTGAATGTCGGTGTGCTGGTCGCCGGGTTCGACAGCGATGTTCGCTGCATCATCTTTGCCCGTCCGACCAAAAGTGAAATTCGCTGGATTCAGACGCTCGGTCGCGGCTTACGCGCTGCCCCTGGCAAAGAACACTGCCTCATCTTCGATCACAGCGGCACGGTCAACAAGCTGGGCTACCCCGACGATATTGAATATGACTGCCTCCCATCGTCATCTGACGGCATGGAAGAAGCTCCACGGCGTGTCGTAAAAGCTGATGAAGCGGAGAAGCTGCCGAAAGAATGCAGCCAGTGCCACTTCGTTAAACCAGCGGGTATTTATATCTGCCCTAAATGCGGATTTAAGCCGCTGGCCGGGGAAGATGTCGAAACGGACAAAACCCGCGGGCTGACAAAAGTCAGTAAAGCGGAAGTTAAGTACACCTCTGAGCAGAAGCAATCGTGGTGGTCACAAATTCTTTTCTATCAGCGCACCCGCGCAGCGCAGGGACGACCTGTTAGTGATGGCTGGTGTGCTCACACCTATAAGCAAAAATTCGGCGTATGGCCTCGGGGGTTACACCACACCCCACAGCAAACCACGCCTGAAGTATCGAATTTCATCAAATCAAAACTGATCGCATTTGCAAAACGCAAAGAGAACCAGGGAGAAGCGGCATGAACACCAGACTGAGCACCAAAGAAGCAGCAATAGGCCGCTGGGCAGAAATTTATAAACACTTTGGTCTTCCCGGCGTGACGGGAAAAAAACACTGGCCGAAAGAGTGCCCTGTATGCGGAAGAAAAGGGAAATTCCGCTGTGATGACAAGGATGGCACCGGGTCTTATATCTGCGTGTGTGGTTCTGGTGACGGCTGGGCGCTGCTGACGGCAAAAACCGGGAAGGAGTTCAGGGTTCTGGCGTCCGAGGTGGACGAGGTGATCGGCAACAAATACACCCCAGACCGCACCACCACAAACCCGGCGCGTACATCGCTGGCGCAGCAGCGCGAAAAGGTCAGTCGGAAATTTGCAAAACTCACCCCGTTACGCGGTACCGATGCTGAAGGCTATCTGAAAGGGAGAGGGATTAACTCTCTTCCGGTTGAGAGCATCAGATACTGCGACAAACAGCCCGTAGACGGGAAAAACCTCCAGGCCATTTATGCGCTGGCTACGGATGACAAAGGCGAGCTTTGCTACCTGCACCGCACTCTGCTTGACGGGGATAAAAAGGCCAAAATCGAAGGCTCAGCTAAAAAGATGATGAAGCTGCAGGAAGACAACTACCTCGAGTACGCCAAGTCCGTAGCAATCCGCTTGTTCCCTGTGGCCTCGACGCTGGGCATTGCCGAAGGCATCGAAACGGCACTGTCCTGCCATCAGATCACCAAGTGCAACACCTGGGCAACGATGAACACGGCTTTCATGAAAAAGTTCCGCGTACCTGCCGGGGTGAAGAATCTCATTATTTTTGCAGATGCCGACGCTAACGCTGCAGGTCATGCCGCTGCTTTTGAATGCGCAACTGCAAACCTCCACGCAAAAAACGATCTGGAGACTGTCTCCGTCCGCTGGCCAGCCCAGGGGGATTTCAACGACCTGCTGAACAATGGCTCCGAAGTCTACGAGTGGGTATTTCACAGAGGGATGAAGCAATGAAAAAGCCGGTAAAGGCGAAGGTGAAAACCTACAAACCGAAGGTATGCGCTCAGTGTGGGAAAACCTTCACGCCTACTCGTAACCTTCAGAAGGTGTGTGGTCCTCGTTGTGCCATTGATTACAACCGTGCGCAGAAGGCTAAAAAGGCTGCACAGGAGAGCAAAGCAAACCTGAAGATTCGCAAGAAGGCGCTTCAGCCTCGTGGGTACTTTGTCAGTAAAGCCCAAACGGCGTTTAACGCTTTCATCCGTGAACGAGACGAGGGGAAACCTTGCCCATCCTGCGGTAACTATCACCCACCAATGATCTATGGCGGTCAGTGGGATTGTGGGCACTTCCTGAGTGTTGGCTCGCGTCCGGAACTGCGTTTTGAAGAGAAGAACGCATACCGTCAGTGCAAGGCCTGTAACGGTGGCGCTGGTCGCTTTACCGCCAAAAACAAGACGGTACACGAACGCTACAGGGCGACGCTCATCGAGTGGTTTGGTCTCGAGCTGGTGGAATGGCTGGAAGGGCCGCACGAGGCGAAGCACTACTCACGAGAAGAACTTGAAGAGATAGCGGCTACTTACCGCCGTAAAACCCGCGAACTGAAAAAGCAGAGGGCCGCATGAGCTACGACCTTATCTATTGTGATCCACCCTGGGAATACGGGAACACCATCAGCAACGGCGCTGCCTGTAATCATTACGGAACCATGGGGATTGAGGAATTAAAACGTCTGCCAGTGTGGTCGCTGGCTGCTGAGAATGCGGTACTGGCCATGTGGTATACCGGCACCCATAACCGTGAAGCTGTGGCCCTCGCTGAGTCCTGGGGATTTAAAGTCCGAACGATGAAGGGATTTACCTGGGTGAAGCTGAACCAGCATGCCGCTAAACGTTTTGATAAGGCGCTGGCTGGTGGTGAGCTGGTGGACTTTAACGACCTGTTAGAAATGCTGGAAAGCGAAACCCGCATGAATGGCGGCAACCATACCCGAAGCAATACAGAAGATGTCCTTATTGCTACCAGAGGAACGGGCCTACAACGCGCCAGCGCATCGGTAAAACAGGTTGTACATACCTGCTTAGGCGAGCACAGCGCCAAGCCGTGGGAAGTACGGAACCGACTGGAGAAACTTTACGGCGAAGTGAAACGAATCGAATTATTTGCTCGGGAAGAGTGGAAAGGATGGGACCGCTGGGGAAACGAGTGCAACAACAGCGTCGAAATGATTTCAGGACAAATTAAACAGGTGAACCATGGGGAGTACGTTAAATGATTAATCCATCAGAAGTCGGGAAAAGCGGTGAAATGGTTCGCCTTCGGACGCTGGAAAGTATCTGGGTTCAAGGCAAGTTACGCATGTGGGGTCGTTGGTCGTACATCGGCGGTGGTTCTGGTGGGAACATGTTTAACCAGTTGCTGGTATCTGGTCAGTTCACAAAGACCGCAATCAACGAAGCGCTACGCCGTATGAAGAAAGCAGGTATCAGTAAACCCGAGCTGGAAGCATTCTTCAGGGAAATTCTTGAAGGGAAGAATAAAAGCGGCCTGGCCTTCTGCTCAGATGATGAAGGCTTAAAAATCGACGGTGTCATAGCTTCCGTTTTGATGAACGATGAATACGGTTCTCTCTATGGGGTGATCGTGGACCGACATCGCCTGCGTAAGAGCAAGCGCCAGATGGCCACTGAGTTACAGCAAAAACATCCTGAGTGGACCTTCATGACCTGCCGCCGTCGAATTGACACATGGGTTAGTCTTGCAGAATCGATGCTTTACGCACCACTTTGTGACGCGTTCGACACAAATAGCGGCAAGTTTTACTTGAAAAGTGAGCCAGCAAGTGCTTAAATTATGGTAGGCTCGGGACGGTAAAGCGAACTGAGCAACAGAACAAAACATAAACCCGCCATCAGTGCGGGTTTTTTCATTTAGAGGCTGCCTTCGGGTGGCCTTTTTTATATCCCCTCGCTTCTGAGAGGACTCACAGCAATATCAATGGGGGGATTATGTCTGATCCTGTTTCTGGCACCGGGTTAGCTGGTGGAGTTCTGACGGGAGCCAGCGTCTATGGAATGCTAACCGGCACCGATTACGGTGTGGTGTTTGGCGCGTTTGCTGGTGCTGTGTTCTATATAGCAACGGCTTCCGACCTGAGCTCACTCCGCCGGCTGGCGTATTTTGTCGTTTCTTACATCGCTGGAATTATTTGTTCCGGGCTGGTGGGGGCGAAGCTTGCAGCCTGGACGGGGTATAGCGATAAACCTCTGGATGCTATTGGTGCCGTAATCATTTCTGCATTAGCCGTCAAAATCCTGACGTTCCTGAACAATCAGGATGTCGGCTCGCTGGTGGCGCTGATAACGCGCCGGGGAGGTTCAGGTGGTACTAAATGATCCATCAGCGACCATCAACGCGCTGCTTTGCGCCGGGGTCGTGGTAACCCTGATGTTTTATCGCCGGGGTGATTCCCGTCACCGGCCATGGATTTCGCGTCTGGCATGGTTGCTCACTGTTATCTACAGCGCTGTACCGTTTGCCTACCTGTGCGGGATTTACCCGCATTCATCATTGGCAACCATCGGGGCAAACATCATTTTTCTTTCTGTGCTGGTTGCCGTCAGAGGCAACGTAGCGCGTCTTGTTGATCACCTGAGGCACTAATGACTAAAGACGATATTTTCAATGCCATCCTCGGGAAAGAGGGCGGCTACGTTAATCATCCGGACGACAAAGGCGGACCGACTAACTGGGGGATCACTCAGACAACGGCCCGCGCTCATGGTTATACCGGAGATATGCGCCAACTTACCCGGCAGCGGGCATTGGAAATTTACGAGGCTGATTACTGGCATGGCCCACGATTTGACCAGGTGTCAGTTGTTTCCCCTGCCATCGCAGCCGAACTCTGCGATACCGGCGTGAACATGGGGCCATCGGTCCAGGTTAAATGGTTCCAGCGCTGGCTGAACGCTTTCAATATTCAGCAGCAGTTATACCCAGACTTGCTGGCTGACGGGCAGATCGGCCCGCGCACCATCAGCGCACTAAAGTCATTCCTTGAACGCCGTGGAGCTGAGGGGGAGACAGTGCTTTTGCGCGCGCTGAACTGTAGTCAGGGGCAGCGTTATCTGGAATTAGCTGAACAGCGCCCGGCTAACGAGTCATTCGTGTATGGATGGGTGAAAGATCGGGTGACGCTATGACTCTTGAAATGTTTGTTGGTATGGCGGTGGCGGTGATAGCTGCTATCGCTGGCGCATTTGGCTTTGGTCATATTCGCGGTACCCGCAAGGCAGAAGCAAAGGCCGAACAGCAGCGCACCGAAGAACACGCCGCAGCGACTGGAGCAGTTGCTGAGCGCCGGGTTGAAGCAACCAAAGAGGCCAGCAATGTACAGCAGACTGTTAATCATCTTCCTGATGACGATGTTGATCGCGAGCTGCGGGAATCGTGGAAGCGTCCCGGTGGTCGTTGATACGGCGTGTGACTGGGTTAAGCCTATTTATCTTACCGACCACGATATTAGCGCCATGGATAAGCAAACGAAGCGCGATGTGCTGGCTCACAACAAATCGTGGAAGGCTAACTGCCAGAAGGTGAATTAATGCACCTGATTTTCATCCTACTGTCGATATGGCTCTGTCGACAACATGAGGAACGCTGCTGGCCTTCGGCCAGTTTCAATATCTCATTGCCGATGCTTTTAACCGAGCATCCGGCGCGCGGTAAAGGGCTGCGTTGAGATAAGAGCCTACCATTACAAAGCTCATCTACGGGTGGGCTTGATAATGGTATAATTCAGGCCTTCAACAACATTGGTGGGGGCAATATGCGCGTATGCACTTTAGTGAAAACAATTACCATATCCAACTCAATAGCTGGCGAACATAAGTTTGAGATTTACCAATCCGAAAATGAGTTCTATACGGATATATCAAAGAAAAACACCGATGGCTTTTGGGTTGTGATCAAGGATGAGTATGTATTAACTCGCGCTCTGGATGTCGATGATGCGGCTGAGTGTTGTATTAAGTATGTCGAAAACATTGAGGTCGACATGAAATCCTCACCAATTCTCTGAAACGTAAAAGCCACATATTCGCCGCCTTCGGGCGGTTTTTTACTGGAGCATTTATGCCGCCGCGCACACCAAAAGCTTGCCGTGTTCGCGGCTGCCGTTCCACTACTACAAGCCCATCAGGTTACTGTGAATCCCACAAAGGCGAAGGATGGAAAGGCTACAAATCAGGACAATCGAGGCATCAGCGCGGATATGGGACGAAGTGGGATGCTATACGCGCTCGCATACTGAAGCGCGACAAAGCCCTATGCCAGAACCATCTTCGTCAGGGGGTTGTAAAGCAGGCTTCCTGTGTGGACCACATTAAGGCTAAGGCTCATGGCGGCACTGATGATGACAGCAACCTTGAAAGCCTGTGCTGGTCGTGTCACGCCGCTAAGACCGCGCGTGAGCGGCTCAAGTGAGAATCAATGTCACCATCGCTCAGGGGAGGGGGAGGTCAAATCTCTGCGACCGCGCGCCTTCCGGACTGCCCGCCTCCTCGAATTTTTTTACCCGCGAAAAATCAAATTTAACCAGGAGTATCGCTTATGGCTGGAACGGCGGGGCGTTCCGGGCGTCGGCCTAAGCCAACGGCGCGCAAGGAGCTGGCTGGAAACCCCGGCAAGCGAGCCCTGAATAAAGATGAACCGGTATTCACGCCGATTAAAGGTGTGGAGCCACCAGAATGGTTTTCCGATGTAGACGATGGCTTGCCGCTGGCAACGATTATGTGGGAACTGACTACAAAGGAGTTATGCGGCCAGGGACTTTTATGCGTTACCGATCTGGCTGTACTGGAACGCTGGTGTGTCGCATATGAATTCTGGCGAAGGGCTGTGAAAAATATCGCCGTTGAAGGTCTTTCAGTTACCGGGGCCATGGGCGGTAAAATCAAGAACCCCGAACTCACCGCCAAAAAAGAGCAGGAATCAGAGATGAGTTCTACCGGTTCAATGCTTGGCCTTGACCCAAGCAGCCGTCAGAGGCTCGTTGGTTTGGCCGGAAAGAAACAAGCCTCTAACCCATTCCTTAAGATGATTAGCTCATGAGCCGGAAATCGTACCCCAACGTTAATGCCGCGAATCAGTACGCCCGTAACGTAGTGCGGGGAAAGATTCCGGCATGTCAGTTTGTCATTCAGGCGTGCCAGCGTCACATCGATGATATGGCCGCAGAGAAAAGTAAGAAATTCCGCTACCGCTTTGATAAGGATGCAGCGGAGAAGGCCGCAAAGTTTATTCAATTGCTGCCGCACACAAAGGGAGAGTGGGCGTTCAAAAGAATGCCGATAACCCTGGAGCCGTGGCAACTTTTTATCGTGTGCAGTGCTTTTGGCTGGGTACAGAAGGGAACGAAGCTTCGCCGTTTTCGGGAGGTCTATACCGAGATTCCCCGTAAGAACGGCAAATCTGCGATTTCAGCTGGTGTGGCGCTGTACTGTTTCACCTGTGATAACGAGTTCGGTGCTGAGGTTTACTCTGGCGCGACAACGGAAAAGCAGGCGTGGGAAGTATTCCGTCCAGCTCGCCTGATGTGCAAGCGTACGCCGCTGCTGGTGGAAGCGTTCGGCATTGAGGTAAACGCATCAAATCTTAACCGCCCGGAAGATGGTGCCCGCTTTGAGCCGCTGATCGGCAATCCCGGCGACGGTGCTTCACCGCATTGTGCGATTGTCGACGAATATCACGAACACCCTACAGATTCGCTTTACACCACTATGCTGACGGGGATGGGAGCGCGTCGACAACCGCTGATGTGGGCGATCACCACAGCCGGTTACAACATCGAAGGACCGTGCTACGACAAACGACGTGAAGTGATTGAAATGCTGAATGGCACGGTACCGAACGACGAGTTGTTTGGCGTGATCTATACGGTTGATGAGGGTGACGACTGGACTGATCCAAAGGTGCTTGAGAAAGCCAACCCGAATATGGGGGTCTCAGTCTACCGCGACTTTCTGTTGAGCCAGCAACAGCGTGCTATCAATAATGCTCGCCAGGCTGGCGTGTTCAAAACTAAGCATCTCAACATATGGGTTGCTGCTCGGGCCGCATTCTTCAACCTGGTTTCCTGGCAGAACTGTGAAGACAAGACGCTTACCCTCGAACAATTCGAAGGCCAGCCATGCATTCTGGCGTTTGACCTGGCGCGCAAGCTGGATATGAACAGTATGGCGCGGTTGTTCACCAGGGAGATCGACGGTAAGACACATTACTACAGTGTTGCACCTCGCTTCTGGGTGCCTTATGACACGGTTTTCAGTGTTGAAAAAAACGAAGACCGTCGCACGGCTGAACGTTTCCAGAAGTGGGTTGAAATGGGCTTGCTCACTGTGACTGACGGGGCAGAAGTCGATTACCGATACATCCTCGAAGAGGCAAAAGCGGCAAACAAACTGAACCCAGTCACTGAATCACCGATTGACCCATTTGGCGCAACTGGCCTTTCCCATGAACTGGCTGATGAGGGGTTGAACCCTGTCACTATCATCCAGAACTACACCAATATGTCTGATCCGATGAAGGAGCTAGAGGCCGCTATTGAGTCAGGCCGCTTCCATCACGACGGCAACCCGATTATGAGTTGGTGCATCAGCAACGTCGTCGGTAAATACCTACCGGGCAATGACGATGTGGTGAAGCCAATCAAGGAGCAGAATGAAAACAAAATCGATGGCGCAGTAGCAGAAATCATGGCGATTGGACGGGCAATGCTGAAAGAGCCTGGCGATTTCCTCTCATCCCTTGATCCGGACGACGATCTCTTAATTCTATGAAATCACTTATTACCGATGTTATCGGGCTGGCCGGTTTTGGTCTGCTCACGTCCGGGGTTTACCTGCATTTTGGTCTGGCCCCGGCGCTCATGTTCTCGGGCGGCCTGATGTTGCTGGGTGCCCTGGCGATAGCCAGAAGGGGGAAGCGTGCTGCTTGATGCCTTATTCAGAAGCGAATCACTGGAGAACCCGGCCACACCAATAACAGGGGAAGCCGTCGACACCGATGGACTGTTCAGCGCTGATGTATACGTAAGCCCTGAAACAGCCATGAAACTGGCAGCGGTATACGCCTGTATTTATGTCCTGTCCTCAAACCTTGCCCAGATGCCGCTGCACGTCATGCGAAAACACAACGGCAAAGTTGAACCTGCCCGGGATCATCCTGCCTTTTACCTGGTACATGATGAACCAAATACCTGGCAAACCAGCTACAAATGGCGAGAGCTGAAACAGCGTCACATTCTTGGCTGGGGTAACGGGTACACCTGGGTTAAACGCAGTCGTCGTGGTGAGGTCATCGGGCTTGACTGTTGTATGCCCTGGGAAACCACACTGATTAATACTGGCGGCCGATACACCTACGGTCTGTATAACGAAGAGGGGGCATTTGCCATAAGCCCTGAGGACATGATTCACATTCGTGCTCTGGGGAATAACCAGAAAATGGGCCTCAGCCCAGTTATGCAACACGCTGAAACCATCGGCATGGGTATGAGCGGGCAGAAGTACACGGAAAGCTTCTTCAGCGGCAATGCTCGCCCTGCTGGGATCGTGTCCGTTAAAAGCGCGCTCAATAAAGATAGCTGGGGCTGGCTTAAAGAACAGTGGCAGAAGGCGTCGCAGGCGTTACGCAGCCAGGAAAACAAAACCATGCTGCTTCCTGCTGACCTGGACTATAAGGCGCTGACAGTTTCTCCGATCGATGCGCAGATTATCGATATGTCAAAGCTCAACCGTTCCATGATTGCCGGAATTTTTAACGTACCGGCGCACATGATTAACGATCTCGAAAAAGCCACCTTCAGCAACATTACTCAGCAGGCTATTCAGTTTGTTCGTTATTCAATGATGCCCTGGGTGACGAACTGGGAGCAGGAGCTTAATCGACGCCTGTTTACCCGCGCCGAGCTGGCTGCCGGGTATTACGTCCGCTTTAACCTTACTGGCCTGTTGCGTGGCACACCGCAGGAGCGTGCGCAGTTCTATCACTTCGCCATTACTGACGGCTGGATGAGCCGCAACGAAGCACGCGCTTTCGAGGATATGAACCCTGTCGATGGCCTGGATGAAATGCTGGTCAGCGTCAACGCTGCTAACCCGGCCAATGATTTCAAAACAACCAAAACCGAAGAGGATAAAACCGATGAGTGATCGCGAGACTCGCTGTTACAGCGGTGAAGTCCGTGCCGAGCAGCAGGGCGAGCAGCCCACGCGAATTATCGGTTACGGCTCGGTGTTTAACAGTCGCTCAGAACCCCTCTGGGGATTCCGCGAAATTATCAAACCAGGCGCTTTCGATGACGTGCTTGGCGACGATATCCGTGGGTTATTTAACCATGACCCGAACTTTATTCTCGGACGCAGTGCCTCCGGCACGTTGAGCGTTAGCGTAGATGAAAAAGGTCTTCGCTATGATATTTCGGCTCCAGATACTCAGACTATCCGCGATCTGGTCCTGGCTCCGATGATGCGCGGTGACATCAATCAGTCGTCGTTTGCATTCCGGATCGCCCATGACGGTGAGAACTGGTATCAGGACGACGAAGGTATTGTTATTCGCGAAATTAATCGTTTTTCACGCCTCTTTGACGTTAGTCCGGTGACCTATCCGGCCTACCAGGAGGCTGATTCTGGCATCCGATCCATGAAAGCCTGGCAGGAAGCGCGCGACAGCGGCGCGCTGGCGCAAGCCATTAATCAACGAATGGCGCGCGAGCGCCTGCTGACTCTTCTTAACGCGTAAGGAAAAAACATGAAATTGCACGAACTGAAGCAAAAACGTAACACCATCGCCACTGATATGCGTGCTCTGCACGATAAAATTGGCGATGCGACCTGGACCGATGAGCAGCGCAATCAGTGGAACGCTGCAAAATCTGAGCTGGATTCGCTTGATGAGCGTATTTCCCGTGAAGAAGAACTGCGCCGTCAAGATCAGAACGTTGTTGATGATCAGGAACCGGAACAGCGCCAGCGTCAGAAAAACCCGGAGACCCAAGCCGACGAACGCCGCGCTGCTGCTTTTGACCGTCTTCTGCGCCACGGCTTTGGTGAGTTAACAGCCGAAGAGCGGCAGGCCGTTAAAGAGCTGCGTGCACAGGGTACCTCTCCTGACGATAAGGGCGGCTATACAGTACCTACCCAGATGCGCAACACCATCATTGATTCAATGAAGGCTTACGGCGGGATCGCGAGCGTTTCTCAGATTCTCAACACCTCGAATGGTCAGGATATTACCTGGTCCACTTCCGACGGTACCGCTGAAGAAGGCGAGCTGCTCGCTGAAAACACTGCGGCCAGTGAAGGTGACGTGACGTTCGGTACGGCGATTCTGGGTGCCAAAAAGCTGTCATCCAAAATCATCCGCGTCTCTAACGAACTGCTGCAGGACAGCGGCGTAGATATTGAAGCATACCTGGCGGGGCGAATTGCACAGCGTATTGGTCGCGGCGAAGCTAAATATCTGGTCCAGGGTACGGGCGCAGGCACACCGCTGCAGCCAAAGGGACTTGCGGCTTCAGTCACCGGTACCGTTTCTGCTGCGGCAGCGGCAACATTTACCTGGCAGGAAATGAACAGCCTGAAACACGCGATTGATCCGGCATATCGCGGCGGACCTAAATACCGCTGGGCATTTAACGACGGAACGCTTCAGGTGATTGAAGAGATGGTGGATGATCAGAAACGTCCATTGTGGCTTCCTGATGTTGTTGGTGGCTCCCCGGCGACTGTTCTGGGTATTCCATATGTGATCGATCAGGCAATTGATGCGGCAGCAGCGAGCAAGAAGTTTATTTTCCTGGGCGATTTTAACCGCTTCATCGTTCGCCGGGTTTCCTATATGACTCTGAAGCGACTGGTTGAGCGTTATGCAGAATACGATCAGACGGCGTTCCTGGCATTCCACCGCTTCGATTGTGTGCTGGAAGATACAGCAGCCATCAAGGCGCTGGTGGGTAAACCGGCCTAAGCGTAATTATTCATCCTGTTTTATATGATGCCGCGAGAGCGGTTTTTTTATGCCCGTCATCTGACGGGCACGGAGGTTTTATGCTTCTGACACTGGAAGAAATTAAACGTCAGTTGCGCCTGGAGGACGATTACGACGATGAAGATGAGCTGTTGACGCTTCTGGGCGGTGCGGTTAAGAAGCGTACAGAAAGCTTTCTGAATCGAACGCTATACGATGCAAATTCAGGTGTTTCAGATAATGATCCCGATGGCCTGATTTTAACCGACGATATCAAGCTTGGGATGCTGCTTCTCGTAACGCATTTTTACGAGAACCGCTCATCGGTTTCTGAGGTCGAAAAAACAGAAATGCCGCAATCCTATACCTGGCTCGTTGGCCCGTACCGGTTTATTCCGTTATGAAACTCCGACAAGCGCAAACCAGCGCAACTTACTTACTCCCTGACCCTGGCGAGCTCGATAAACGGGTGAGCATCCGGCAACGTGTCGATTCTCCGAGTGATGACATGGGGATTGAGCCAACTTATCCGGTGCAGTTTCCTGCCTGGGCAAAAGTAGTGCAAACCAGCGCCACTACCTACCAGGAGACAGCCCAGACCGATAACGTTATTACGCATTACATCACCATTCGCTGGCGCAGGGGGATCACTACTGATTTTGAAGTAGTGCTGAATGATCTCGTGTACCGGATTAAGCGAGTGCGTGACCTGAATAGCAAGCGTCGATATTTGCTTCTTGAATGCACTGAGTTGGGTGAGTTCCCGGTAAATACTGGAGGTAATTCCAATGGCGGAACCCTTTTTTCACGTTGATTTTCAGCAGCCGAATGACATGCGCTTTAATCGCGCTCGCGTTCGTCGTGCCTTTGTCACCATCGGTCAGCGTCATATGCGTGATGCTCGTCGCCTGGTGATGCGTCGCGGTCGATCTGAACCAGGCGAGAACCCAGGCTACCAGACAGGCCGCCTGGCTAAATCCATCGGTTACATGGTGCCTAAAGCGAGCGCTAGACGTCCCGGTTTTATGGCCCGAATCGCGCCAAACCAGCGCAACGGGCAAGGCAACAGACTGATTACCGGCGATTTCTACCCGGCGTTTCTTTTCTACGGTGTACGCGGTGGGGCTAAACGTCGTCGCAGTCATCATCGCGGTGCTTCCGGCGGCAGTGGCTGGCGGCTGGCTCCGCGTAACAACTTCATGATTGAAACGCTCAATAAAAACAGCCCATGGACGCGCTATTATCTGGCGCGGGAACTGCGTTTATCACTAAAACCGGAGAGACGGCGCTGATGAAACTTGCCCCGATAATTGCTGCGCTACGTGCGCGCTGCCCCATTTTTGAAAATCGTGTTGCTGGTGCCGCTCAGTTTAAGGATTTACCCGAAGTCGGGAAGATGAAACTGCCAGCGGCCTATGTTGTTCCCGGTGACGATTCACCAGGTGAACAGAAAAGCCAGACGGACTACTGGCAGGATTTGACCGAAAGTTTTTCCGTAATCGTTTTTGTCAGCAACGGTCGTGATGAGCGTGGGCATTTTGCATCTTATGACGTGGTTCACGACGTGCGGCAGATGCTGTTCAAGGCGTTGCTGGGGTGGAACCCGGAAGAGCGAGGTGAGCCCATAACCTATGCTGGCGGTACGCTGCTCGATGTTAACCGTCACGAACTCAGCTACCAGTTCGACTTTACAGTGCAGAACGAACTCAGCATTGATGATACGCGGCAGATTGATGAACTTAACAATCTGGACGAATTCAAAACGCTGGCTATCGATGTTGATTTTATCGACCCGGGACATGGCCCCGATGGGGAACCCGAGCATCACACCGAAATAACGCTTCCCACCTGAGGAACCCCATGTTTGTAAAACCCCAAAAAGGGCGGTCAGTACATGACCCTGCCCGAGGCGACCTTCTGCCTGTTGAAGGGCGAAATGTTGAAGAAAGCAGCTACTGGCTGCGCCGGGAAGCCGCTGGCGATATTAAGCGCGTGAACAAAATTAAACCGAAAAAGGTGGAAACCAATGACCGTTAGTTTCAGCACTACCCCAGCGAATACGCTGGTGCCGCTGTTCTATGCTGAGATGGATAATTCGGCGGCAAACACAAGCCAGGAGTCAGCGCCGTCGTTGCTACTGGGCCATGCGAACACCGGTGCGGCAATTGAGCCTGATTCACTGGTACTGATGCCGTCCGCTGATTATGCGACGCAGATTTGTGGCCCCGGCAGCCAGCTGGCGCGCATGGTTGCAGCGTACCGCAAAACCGATCCTTTCGGTGAGCTTTACGTGATTGCTGTCTCTGAGCCAGCGGCTGGGGCTGCGGCAACGTACACCCTGACCGTAACAGGCGCCGCAACAGCGAGCGGCACTGTAAATTTGTATGTTGGCCGAACTCGCATTCAGGCGGCAGTTGTCAGTGGTGATGACGTTGAGGCTGTGGCATCAAGCATTAAAGATGCAATCAATGCCGATCCTACGTTACCGGTTATCGCTTCGTCTGCTGCTGGCGTGGTCACGCTGACAGCACGTCACAAAGGTCTGAGCGGGAATGAAATCCCTGTCGTTCTGAATTATTACGGTTACGGTGGTGGTGAAGTGTTGCCTGCAGGCGTAGCAATAGCCGTCGTGGCTGGCGCTGCCGGAACGGGGGCTCCGGCACTCAATGGCGCTATTGCCGCTATGGCTGATGAGCCGTTTGATTATATTGGCCACCCGTTCAATGATTTGGCCTCGGTTAATGCATTTGTCAGCGAAATGAACGATACCAGTGGTCGCTGGAGCTACGCTCGCCAGCTGTATGGCCACGTTTATACCGCGAAACTCGGAACGCTCTCTGAGCTGGTTGCCACAGGTGATCAGCTTAACCAGCAGCACATCACTGTGGCGGGTTACGAGAAAGAGACTCAGACCCCAGCAGACGAACTAGCAGCCAGCCGTACCGCGCGCAATGCCGTCTTTATCCGGAACGATCCGGCGCGCCCGACGCAAACGGGCGAACTCGTGGATATGCTGCCAGCGCCGAAGGGCAAACGCTTCACGATGACTGAGCAGCAATCCCTGCTGTCGCATGGTATTGCAACGTCATACGTTGAAAGCGGGACGCTGCGCATTCAGCGCGACGTTACGACGTACAAGAAAAACGCCTACGGTGTTGCGGACAATAGCTATCTCGATAGCGAAACGCTGCATACCAGCGCATACGTGCTGCGTAAGCTGAAGTCGGTCATTACCAGCAAATACGGTCGCCATAAACTGGCAAACGACGGTACCCGTTTTGGCCCCGGCCAGGCGATTGTTACTCCGGCGGTAATCAAAGGTGAGCTTCTGGCAACCTACCGCCAAATGGAACGCGCCGGGATCGTTGAAAATTACGACCTGTTCAAGCAATACCTGATAGTTGAGCGTGACGCTACAGACCCGAACCGCCTCAACACTTTATTCCCGCCTGACTATGTTAACCAGCTGCGCGTCTTTGCGGTCGTTAACCAGTTCCGCCTTCAGTATCAAGAGGAGTCCGCATAATGGCGAAGATTGGTGGTACCTGTTTTTTTAAAGTCGATGGCCTACAGCTGTCGATGACAGGCGGCATTGAGGTGCCGATGAACAAGACGGTCAATGATGATGTCATTGGCCTTGACGGCTCGGTGGATCGTAAGGAAACCCACCGCGCGCCGTACATCAAAGGCACGTTCAAAGTGCCGAAAGATTTTCCGGTCAACAAGGTCACTACATCAGACCAGATGACCATTACCGCCGAACTGGCAAACGGTCAGGTTTATGTTCTGTCCTCAGCCTGGCTACATGGAGAAGCAAACCATAATGCCGAAGAAGGTACGGCTGATCTTGAATTCCACGGTGAAGAAGGGGATTACCAGTAATGAAAGAACTTGAGCTAACGCATTCAGTAACCGCGCATGGTGAAACGATCAGCGTCCTGGAGTTTAACGAACCGACGGGTAAAGACGTTCGTGAACTTGGTTACCCCTACCAGATGAATCAGGACGAATCCATCAAACTGCAGGCGCATATTATCGCGAAGTATATTGTGCGGCTGGCAAACGTACCGCTGAGTACGGTTGACCAGATGAAACCCGGCGACCTGAATAGCGCAGGTTGGCTGGTTGCGGGTTTTTTCCTCCAGGCCTGACAGCCGAATATCTCACTGATCGTTTTTTTGACTGCGCCAGCTACTGGCGCATTAACCCATTTGAATTGCTGAAAATGCCAATCAGTGAGATTCCGCTGCTGGTCAGTCAGGCAAACAGAATAGAGCAGGAGAAGAAAGGCAATGGCTGAATTTGAGCTCAAGGCCCTGATTACTGGCGTAGATAAACTATCTCCTGCGCTTTCACGTATGCAGAAGAACATCCGTGGTTTCAAGCGCCAGGCAGAGGAAGCTTCAAAGGGAGGATTGGCGTTAGCTGGTGGTTTAGCTGCAGGATTGACTGTATCGTTGAAAGCCTACGCGGATCAGGAGAACGCGGCTACTGGGCTTAAGGTCGCGATGATGCAGGCTAACGGAGAAGTCGGCAATAGCTTTGAAAAGATAAACAAACTGGCTGTTGGACTTGGGAATCAGTTACCAGGCACGACGGCTGATTTTCAGAACATGATGCAGATGCTTGTTCGCCAGGGGATTCCGGCTGAGAACATTCTGGGTGGGGTAGGCAAAGCGACTGCATATCTTGCTGTACAGCTCAAAAAGACGCCTGAAGCAGCTGCAGAATTTGCCGCAAAAATGCAGGACGCCACAGGCACCGCTTCAGATGACATGATGGGGTTATTCGATACCATCCAGAAGGCATTCTATCTGGGGGTGGATGATACGAACATGTTGTCGTTTTTCACCAAGACCAGCTCAGTTCTCAAAATGGTTAATAAGGATGGACTGAAAGCCGCTCAGGGACTTGCTCCGATAAGTGTCATGATGGACCAGATGGGGATGCAAGGCGAGTCCGCAGGCAACGCTCTTCGAAAAGTTATCCAGTCTGGCCTCGATATCAAGAAAGTCAACGGCGTCAATAAAGTACTTCAACGTCAAAAGCTCGGCGTGAATCTTGATTTTACTGACGGCAAAGGTAGTTTCGGTGGCATTGATAAAATGTTTACGCAATTATCGAAACTCAGAAAATTGACTGATGTTAAACGAACAGGGGTGTTAAAAGCCCTGTTTGGTGAGGATGCGGAAACAATTCAAGTTGTGAATGCTCTTATAGATAAGGGCAAAGACGGCTATGACCAGATTCAACAGAAAATGAACCAGCAGGCCAGCCTCAATAAACGTGTTGAAGCGCAGCTTGGAACCCTCGCTAACCTTTGGGAAGCGATGACTGGCACAGCAACTAATGGACTGGCTGCCATCGGAAGCGCATTTTCTGGTGACACTAAAAATCTGACGATCTGGCTTGGCGACTTAGGTGAAAGATTCACTACCTTTGCTGACCAGAACCCTAGAGTTATTCGTAGTGTGGCTGGCCTAGCTGCTGGACTTGCTGTGCTTAAGTTGGGAATTATGGGCGTAGGGCAGGCAATTACTCTCGCCAGTAGACTAGCATCAATGACGCCGCTTGGTATGATTCTTACCGGGATAGCGCTGGCAGCAGGCTTGATTATCTCTAACTGGGATGCTGTTGGACCATACTTCAAATCCTTCTGGGAGACAGTCTCTCCTTATTTCGAAATGGGATGGGAGCTACTCAAAACAGTATTCGGATGGACTCCTCTAGGGCTCATTATTAACAACTGGGGACCGGTGGTTAAGTGGTTCCAAGATATGTGGGAAAAATTAAAGCCAATTATTGGGTGGTTTACTGACGGAGCTAGCGACACAAGCGCATCGATGAATGCGGCGCAATATGGTGCTGGCGGATATGGAATGTATGGTTCTGGTACCCCGTACCAAGAGTACAATCAGTATGCCATCAATAGATCGCAGAAAGGTGCCGATGCCACTGTCACTGTAGATTTTAAAAATGCGCCTCCTGGCATGACTGTTACTGGAACTAAAACTTCAGGCATTGATGTTAACCATGATGTTGGATACACCAGAATCGGTCGGGTAGGCATGGGTGGGTAAGTTGGGATTTCAGCAAGGATCGGCTACTATCACGTTTCTAGCGTTTAAAGGGAATGTAATGATGATACGTTTAGCAATGTTTTTAATGGCCTCCTTGCTGTCATCTGGTTCAATCGCAGAACAATGTCGATTAAATTTTGTTGAGTCTGATCTTATAACTGCTATTGGGGTGAAGCCTAAATCAGTTGAGACTATTAAGGATGATGGGGCTGTAAAAAAACAATATAAATTCAGGAATGAACTATCAACTGATGAGTTACTTTCTGATGATGCTGATGAAAAATATGAGCCTCAATTTTATTTAACAATTTCTGAACCGTCGTGTTCAAAAGAAGTAAAAATTTGGTTTTATAAAGACAATAAAAACACAGTATCTCTTACCAATGAGGTCCTTGCATCTCGTGCCTTTAAACATTTGACTGGAGTAAATGAGTCAATTTTTGAGAATAAGTTAAATAAATTCTCCAGCGTTAATTCTTTCGAGTCATTTGATGGTAAGACACATTCAAGGTTTTTAAAGTCCGGTGATATCTATTCTGTTGATGTACTTTACAATGAATAGTTAAATTCAAAAATATACACCCGCTTCGGCGGGTTTTTTTATGCCCGGAGTTTATATGGCGTGGAGAGATCGGCTGGTGGACGCATCATTTCGTGGCGTTCCATTCAAAACTGAAGATGAGAGCCTAACCGCTGGGCGTCGTGTCGAAACACACGAATTTGTGAACCGGGATAAGCCGTATACGGAAGACCTCGGTAAAGCAACATCCCGGCCTAAGTTTTCGGCGTATGTCATCGGTGATGATTGTTATGAGCAACGTGACAGACTGATTGAGGCACTCAATAAGCCAGGGCCCGGGACACTAATCCATCCCGCATATGGTGAAATGAGCGTCTGCGTCGACGGCGAAATTAACGTGAGCTCATCGAGCAGTGAAGGGCGCATGGTGCGCTTTGATCTGCGCTTCGTTGAGGCTGGTGAACTTACTTATCCGACTTCTGGGGCCGCAACGGCCAACACGCTGGTTTCTTCCTGCTCTGCTCTTGATGACTGCATTAGCGATAATTTTGAAAAATTCGGCATGGACGGTATGGCTGACTTTGTTCAGGGGGATGTACTTGAGCGAGCCACCGGAATCCTGGATTTTGTATCTGACTCAATGGCTATGGTAGACAGTTACGTTGCAGATGCGGCAAGGCTTATGCAGGGTGATATTTCTGTTTTACTGCCACCCCCATCATCGGGGAAAGGATACGTAGAAGCCATTCAAAAAGTATGGCGCACTGCCAACCGGCTTTCCGGGAATGCATCCGATGTTATGAAAATGATTAAGGGGTTTGCTGGCATTACCCTGGGATCGGATATGGCACCTCGTGGTATCTGGAAAACTGACAGCAAAACTACGCAGAGTAGCAAGGAACAGGGTAATTATGTCGCAAGCGCTGTGCGGACAACAGCCATCAGCGAAGCCGTCTATGCCGTTACGACCTTGCCATCATCGACATCAAACCCTACCGAGCAAGTGCAACAGCCTACGGGTTGGCCATCAGTTGTTCACCCCGAGCTCAACAATGCGATGGATGATACAGCAACTATTGATTTGCCTACATGGGATGATTTGGTCGATATCCGAGACACATTGAATACAGCCATTGAGAAAGAATTATCTCGTACGACAGATGACAGTCTCTTTCTGGCATTGCGCCGCGTGAAGTCAGACCTGAATAACGACATAAAAAACCGCCTGGCTCAGACCCAGAAAACAGTGATCAGAACCCCGGATGAGGTGATGCCAGCGCTTGTTCTGGCTGCAACCTGGTTTGATAACGCTGCACGTGAATCTGACATTGTCAGACGTAATGCTGTGGCTCACCCCGGCTTTGTGCCGGTATCTCCACTGAGGGTACCTGTCAGATGAACGATAACGTAACTCTTCGTGTAAACGGTCGTGAGTGGGGAGGCTGGACTTCAATTCGGATCGGTTCCGGTATTGAGCGCCTGGCGCGCGATTTTAGCGTAGAGATCACCCGGCAGTGGCCCGGTGGTGATGGTGTTGCATCACTTCAGCCTCGGGTTAAAAACGGCGATAAAGTTGAGGTTCTCATCGGTGATGACCTGGTGGTTACCGGTTGGGTAGAAGCAACGCCGGTTCGCTATGATGCGCGTTCAATTAGTGTCGGAATTAGTGGGCGCAGCCTTACCGCCGATCTGATTGATTGTGCTGCTGAGCCGACTCAATTCAATGGACAATCACTCGTTCAGGTAGCCTCGGCGCTTGCCAGACCTTTCGGTATTACGGTGGTAAACGCGGGTGCTCCGGGTGGTGCTATTCCCGGTGTGCAACCCGATCACGGTGAAACGGTTATTGAAGTTATCAACAAGATGCTTGGACAACAGCAGGCTTTGGCCTACGACGACCCTCGCGGCAGGCTTGTTATCGGCGGCATTGGCACCACGCGAGCACATACCGCCCTGGTGTTTGGTAAAAACGTTATTTCCTGCGATACCGAGAAAAGTATCCGTGAGCGCTTTTCTACTTATCAGGTATCTGGTCAGCGCGCCGGAAACGATGATGATTTTGGCGCTGCGACAACAACGGCTCTTCGCGCAAAAACAACCGATGCATCAATCGGACGCTATCGCCCGATGGCTGTGCAGCAGACGGGACAGTCAACAGGAGCCAGTTGCATTGCGCGAGCTGAATTCGAGGCGCGCCAGCGCGCAGCCAGAACCGATGAAACCACATACACGGTGTGGGGCTGGCGGCAGGGTGACGGCACACTATGGCAACCTAACCAGCGAGTTATCGTTTACGACCCCATTTGCGGGTTCAATAACCGCGAACTGCTCATTTCTGAAGTGTCATTCACTAAAGACAACAATGGCACGATTACCGAGTTACGTGTCGGTCCGCCTGATGCCTACCTGCCTGAGCCTGAAGAGGACAGCAAGAAGCGTGGTAAAAAACGCAAAGTCAAAGAGGACCCGTTCTGATGGGCGTGATGCAAAGCCTGCAGAGGCAGGTGCTGGGACTTATAGGCCGCGCTGTAGTGAAGAGTATTAACGCGGCCTCTAAGTGCCAGATGATAGATGTTGAGTTACTGGCTGGACAGCAAAAGGCGGGCATCGAGCATCTTGAATCTTATGGCTTCACTTCTCGTCCCAAAGCGGGTGCTGAGGCTGTTGTGCTGTTTCCCGACGGTGATCGTTCCCACGCGATTGCTATCACAGTGTCTGACCGTCGCTACCGATTAAAGGGACTTAAGACTGGGGAAGTCGCTCTCTACGATGACCAGGGGCAGTCAGTCACGCTGACACGCGCCGGCATCGTTGTTGATGGTGGCGGGAAAATCATTACGTTCAAAAATGCCCCCAAAGCCCGCTTTGAAATGGATATTGAATCAACGGGTCAGATCAAAGACCTCTGCGATTCTGGCGGCCTGACAATGTCAGCAATGCGTATCTCATACAACGGACACAAGCACAAAGAAAACGGGCAGGGCAATAACACCGATGCCCCCGATAAACAAATGGAGGCGTGATGGAACTCTGGCTGACAGTTAACGGAACGCGGGTTAACGCCAGTTCTCAGCTCGACCCACTGACGCGCGCCGTAGTGATTTCTCTCTTCACTCATCGCCGCGCAGACCCTGATGATAATGCTGATGTTCCTATGGGATGGTGGGGCGACACCTGGCCAGCAGTGGCGAATGACCGCTACGGCTCAAAATTATGGCTCCTGCAACGTAGCAAACTGACAAACGCTCTGGTTAACACGGTGCGCACCTATCTCCGTGATGCGCTCCAGTGGATGCTGGATGACGGCGTGGTTTCGCGCATTGATATCGATATTCAGCGAACGGGCATCAACGAACTGAGCAATCAGATTGTGCTCTGGCGGCGTGATGGCCCAGTAATCATTTCTTTTAACGATTTATGGAGCGTGATCACCAATGGCGGACAGTGAATTTCAGCGGCCTACGCTGGCCGAAAACATCAGCATGATCCGCACCGACCTTTTCGCTCTTCTCGACCTCAACGATGAATTACGTCGGATGGATGAGGATGTCAGGGCGAAGGTATATGCGGGGGCACTGCATACGGTCTACGGCTATATCGATTACCTGGCGCGAAACATGTTACCCGATCTGTGCGACGAGGATTGGTTGTACCGCCATGCGGGAATGAAACGTTGCCCGCGGAAACAGGCCGTCGCTGCTTCAGGGTTTATTCGCTGGGATGGTGTATCGGACAATCTCACTGTGAGTGCAGGCGCTGTCATTCAGCGTGACGATCTGGTGCAGTACACCGTTCTTGCTAATGCAACCAGTGCAGGTGGCGTTCTTCGAGCTCCGATCGCATGTAGTGTCGCCGGTTCAACGGGGAATACAGATGATGGGGTTTCGTTATCTCTCGTTACGCCAGTGAACGGCCTTCCATCTGGCGGCCTGGCTGATACCGTAACTGGCGGGTTTGATATCGAAGACATTGAAGAATGGCGTTCACGCGTACTGGAACGTTACTACTGGACCCCGCAGGGTGGTGCTGACGGTGATTATGTCATCTGGGCAAAAGAGGTCGCTGGTATCACCCGCGCCTGGACATACAGGCACTGGATGGGAACGGGCACCGTAGGTGTTATGGTCGCCAACAGTGACCTTATTGACCCTACTCTGGATGATACGACCATCGCTGCAGCTCAGGCACATATTGAACCTCTTGCTCCTGTAGCTGGTTCGGATTTGTATCTGTTCACGGCAACGAAAAAGGTCGTCGATTTCACTATTGATTTGAACCCGGATAACGAATCGACCCGCGCAGCGGTGAAGGCTGAGTTGCTTTCATTCCTGCAGCGCGACGGCTATCCAGAAGGAACACTTGAGTTATCGCGCATCAACGAAGCAATCTCTATTGCGGCAGGAGAGCACAGCCACACGTTGATTTTTCCTACTGCAGATACGCCGATAGCGAAGAATGAACTGGCAGTCATGGGGATCATCACATGGGCGTAAGCGTAGATGATTATGTCCAGTTGCTGGCCGCGCTCCTGCCACCTGGACCCGCCTGGTCTTCAGATGATGTTGCGATAAAAGGGGCGGCACCTTCGTTGCTTCGAGTTCATCAACGGGCTGACGATCTCATGTTGGAACTCGACCCCAGAACAACCTCTGAGCTTATCAATCGCTGGGAGCGGTGTTGCGGACTTCCGGATGAATGCATTCCTGCCGGAACGCAAACATTACGCCAGCGACAGCAGCGGCTGGATGCAAAAGTAAACCTCGTTGGTGGTATCAACGAAGGTTTTTACCTTAATCAACTGGCTGCACTCGGTAAATCTGGCGCAACAATAACACGCTACAATCAGGGCCCCTTCAAATGCACATCATCCTGTACCGATGCTGTGTACTCCACTGAGTGGCGTTATTACTGGCAGGTGAACATGCCAGTAACCACTGATGCAACGTGGATGACCTGCACAGATGATTGCGCATCCCCTATCCGTTACTGGGGCGACACGGTAGCTGAATGCGTTATCAATAAGCTCTGCCCGTCCCATACCTACGTCGTATTCAAATATCCGTAATCGGAGACATTATGCATCGCATTGACACACCAACTGCGCAGAAAGATAAATTCGGCGCGGGAAAGAATGGTTTTACCCGTGGTAACCCGCAAACAGGCGTTCCGGCGACGGACCTTGATGATGATTACTTTGATTCCATTCAGGAGGAAATCGCCGGACTGGTGGAAGCTGGCGGCTTAACCCTGGATAAAGCGGATCGTGGTCAGGTTCTCAAGGCGTTGAAGCTGCTGTTTGCTGCAAACACCGATTCAATGGGAGCGCTTGCCTCTCTGGTGGGTGCCGCTAACAAACTCCCTTATTTTACTGGCCCGAAAGCTGCAGCCTTAGCTGACCTTACCGCTTTTGCCCGCGAAATCCTGGCACAATCTGATGCTGCAGGTGTTCTCTCAAAGCTTGGTTTAGGAAGTTTGCCAACATTCGGAACGGCAGCATCAAAAGATGTTGGTACCGGAGCTGGTCAAATCCCAGATATGTCGTCATTTCCTTG